TCAATAGGGTTAGGAACGTATAGGTATTCTCCGAAGTGATGTCTTCTAATACCTGGAAATTTCATTACGAAGAGAACAGGTTGATTGCTTCTTTCTTCCAATCATCTGAGTATTCACAATTTCTGTAACCATCAAACCATGGACCACCTTCGGTGTAGTGTAGTATCTTTGGATTTCCGTCCTCTGGTTCTCTGTACCAGCCAACAAGCCAGTTGTAGTTGTGAGGTAATTCTCCAATTTCGGAATCTTCAAGCCAACTAAATCTGTGTAGGAATTTAGGTGTCTGTTGATTGAGGAATTCAGGTGTTAGCATTTTATTTTTTTCGTGGCCGCAATTCCAAAGCACCATTGAACTCCAGTTTTTTCTAGGATACACAGTTTGCACTTGTCCATCCATTTTAGTTGTTTCTTTTGGTGTGTAGTCGTGTTGCACACAGACAACTGCTTTGCTAGGATCCATGTACTTGGTAAGCATACTACTAGGAACTTTCCATAAAAAGTCACAGTCACAGAAAACTGCCCAACCTTTAAAGTCGTTCAAGTAAGGAACAAAAAATCTTGTAAATGTAAATTCTGTAGATGCAAGTTTATCTTTTTCACGTGTGTATATTCCCTGCGATCTCATATCGTTTTGTTTTAAGGGAATTACTTCGGCCGAAGGATCTCTACGTTTGATAGAGTGTTCGCATACCTGGTATGCTATATCTTCTCTAGAATCCCAACCTACGTATATTTTCATTTTACTAATAACTCGTGTATGTCTTTCCAATTATTTACACGAATTACATCAGGATGATTAAAATCTCTATTGTATGGATGATCAATTAATATAGGCTTTAAACCGTAATTAAGGCCGGCTAGTGCGTTGTTAGGCTTGTCCTCGACCCAATATAGTCCGGTGTTGTGAAACTCTGCTAATGCACTGTCTTTGTCGGCCCCTGTGCCTAGTATATGATAATTGGTAAACGCTAGGTCTCCAAATAATTCTGCCATTCTTCTCTTACGTAATTCTTGTGCCGGTACATCTGATGTTTGTGATGTTATTGGAATAAACGTCCAACCTTCCGCGGATAACAACTTGACCCATGTTTGTGAATCCTTCATTGGTCTTTGTGTTCCCATCCAAGCACTTCTATTGAACTCTCGAATAAGTTGTCTAATCTCTACTTTTGTAACACCAAAACGTTCGGCCATTTCGTAGGTATTTTCTTTGTCAGGTAATAGTCTGTAAGGGTGATATCTTGAGCCGCTATCATCAAACAGTGTACGTTGCAAGACCCACTTGGTGAAATGATGTTCCCATTCCAACAGTACTCCGTCTACATCTGTGAGTATTATTCTATTACTTGATATTGGCATCTTCCATTCCTGCTACTCTCAATTTAACAATGTTTGTTATCTGCCATTGCTTTTGATCTAATCCTTTGGTGATGCCTAACCATTGATTACGTATTAATGCAAAGTCGTTAATTATTTTAGTCATGTCGACAACATCGTCTTCGCCGTCTACATACTTCTCTGCATCTCTACTGCTTAACAGTTTATTGTAATTTTCTAAGAATTTTCTAAAAGTTTTTGATCTTAGTCTTCTTAACTCTATGTTTAGGTATTCTAGTATTGCTTCTAATTGTTGTAGTTGACTAAATCTTTCTTCAACTATTCCAGGCAATGAAGCACTGGCTTTTTCAAGGTTGCCATATATCTTGCACTGCTTCTTTGCTTCTAAAAGTTCAGCCTCAAAGTATGCTACACAATCTGGTATCTTGGCTAAATTTCTACTTACTTCGTTGTACCAATTAATCATTCATCATCGCCATATACATTATCAAGTTCTTCATTATCTTCATCTTCAAAAACTATATTAATCGCTTCTTCGAGTTTAGGGTCATATTCTGCAGATGCTTTAATTTCATCTGGGTCTACTCCTACATCTTCGAGACTTTTTATAAAGTCAACTGCCGCGTCAAGTTTTTGTCTATCTGAAAAGTAATGTACAACCGATATCCATATACGTTCGATGTCTTCGTGGGTCATATCGTTCATTTATTATTCATCCTGGGTTTTAGCATCTTTGTCCGATGCTTGTGATAATTTATCAAAATCATTCATGATCATTGTTAATTTATCACCTGTCCAGGCTTTTCTAAAGTCTAAATGTTCTTTTCCCTTCGAATCAACATACTTTAACCTATTACCTTGTTGTACCAATAGGCCTTTCTTTTCAAACAAGTCTACAAGTCCACTATACGGATCCATTCCAGTATCATACGGAATCTTTACTTGAACCGATTCAAATGGTTTTGCATATCTTGTCTTCATTACTTTACAAGCCGCTCTAATACCTCTAACGTCAGTAATTTTGTTACCTTTCTCGTCTTCTTTTAATTTTAACTTTTTCATCGCGATGACAATACTTGATGCATAGATAAATCCTTGTCCACCCGATATCTTGTCATCAGGATTAAACATATCTTGTGATGCGTATGTGTGGTTTGTTGCTATAAGTCCTACGTTCCAACTTCCAAACATATTGACACAGTTTCTTACAAGTGCTGTCAATGCCTTAGGCTTTCTACCTAGGTCACCTTTCATTTCACCTGCTTCGAACTGATTGACATCTGTTGGAGTAAGCATCATGCCTAAACTATCTATCACAAATAATACTTTAGGTGCTTCTTCTTTGTTGTCTGCGTGTTGTTCTTTGTATCCTTTCATGAACTCTGATATAGTTTTTGCTACATCGTCAATCATGGATAAACTTAATTTTAAAAGTTTATCTTCAGATGTGTCTACTTTCAATGCTTGTAGCCATTGTTCATCTAATGCGTTTTCAGAATCAATTAAGATAACAAATATACCTTGATCCTGTGCATTTTTAATAATGTTACCTGATGCGATGTAAGACTTACCCGCACCAGATTCGCCAGCAAGGACTGTAACCTTGCCGAGTGGAATGCCTTTGTTGAAATCATTAGTCATCAAATAATTTAATGCATAATTTCCTGTTGAGATCCAATCTGTTGGATCGCTGAATCCTATACCAAGTCCTTGTATAGACTTTGTAATACTTTTTCTAAATTTTGTTGCGTCGAATACTTTTGTCATAATATCTATTTTAGTACACCATGACCCTAATAGTCAACCATTAAGGCCATGGTAATTGTTGTTATTTTGCTTGTCTTGATCTTATTAGTTTTAGAATGTCTTCTGCTCTCTTGGCACTATCCGTATTTGGTTGTGCTGGTTCAGAAGTTTCTGCAACTGTGACTGGCTGTGCCACCTTTACTTCGGTAGTAGGCGTCGCTTCTGCTACTGGCGTTTGTGCCGGAGCCGATGCTGTTGGTACTGCTACCTGAGGTTTAGGTTGGTATGCCATTCCTGATGGTCTAAAGTATTGACCATATTTCTCAAGATCGTAAGCCTCTCCTTCCACAGATTTCTCAAATAATTCTTTGATTATTTTTACTTCTGCTTCAGTTGGTTCTTTAGGTCTAAAGTCATTAAGGTTGTGTAACCCATGCTTATCAACTGCCGCTCTCTCCTGCTCATCAAGTGCTCTTTCTCTTCTTGACCATTTTGATGTAGAGTAGTCAGCATAACCACCTTTGGTAGTTTTGTTGATTCTAAAGTCAACACCTTTAACCATATCTGTTGGTAACTCTTCCATCTCTGGATCTAGTAACGCACTTCTAATAATGTTAAAGATTTGAGGGCCAATTATAAATCTTCTAATTGGATTCTCAGGTGTTGTGTCTTCGTTTAGTGGATTAGTAGTGACAAAACCTTGGAAGATATAACTTTTCTTCTTCCAATATTTTCTGCCCATGTCCTCCATGCTCTTGTCTTTGAACCAAGGTCTAACTTCGGTTAATACTGGACAAGTTTTTCCATACATTTCCATACAAGGTACTTGTACAGTAACCGGACGAGAATCAGTCTGACCTTTAATACCTGCGAAAGGTAGTTTGATCATATTTCTTTCTGTCCAGAAAAATGTATTGGTATCGTCTCTGTCTGGTAGAAATCTAACGACTGCTTCTGAGCCTTCAGATATATTCCAGTGAGGGTAGATGGCGTTGTCTCCGCCTGTTTGTGAAGTTGAGCGATTAACTTCTTGGGATTTTAACTTCGCTCTTATTTCAGCCAATGTAGCCATAATGTAAGCCTCCTATTTGTGCCTATGTTTGTTGTTTGTGCCTAAGTGTATATCAGACATATAGTACATAATATACAACTATATTTATCAATTGTCTACTACTATTATTGGTAATCTGCAAATATTTTAAAGAAGTGGTTTTTAGCAGTTTTAAATTGTGATTCGCTAGGGTATTCCAAATGGCTAGTTGGTGTATTGTCTTCTGTAGGTAAATGTAATTCTGTATTGTTTAACTGTGCAAAATGTTTGCTAAACTGCCTTGCTTTTGACTCCAGGTCAGACAGATTGTTGTTTGGATTTAATTTTTTGTCGAGTATTGGTTTAAAATATTTTTTAAAGTAATCAAAATGACACAGACAATTAGGGTGAAATTCATTTACATTTTGAACTTGCACTAGTTCTTTATTGGATAGCAGATGTTCCCATAAGCCATTGTTTAGATCCTGTACAAAATTTGCCTGCTTAATTTTTCCAAGAACTTGTTGGTAGGCAGGATTATCAACGAACTGTGAATCACTTATAGTAGTTTGATCAGTCAAGGATATGTGCTTTGAGTTATTGTATAGGTTTTGCCACGTGCTGAAAGTATAGTCAAGGTCATTTGCTTCTAAGTAATTTTGGCAATCTAAAATTTGTTCTAGCATATTGTAAATTAATTGAAAATTGGAAAAAGTGTTTTTTGTATTTCTTTTGTCTAGTTGTATAAAACTTGCGTTTTTACTTTTGAAGTACTCGACTCGTTGTAGATTTTTCCTGTATATGTTTGAATCATACTTGATACTGTCATCCATGCCTACGTGTACACGGTCGTACCCTGTAAATTTTATAAACACATGATCGGAACTTCCTATGCCAAACAGATGTTTTTTTATTATATCATTTCCTTGTGCAGGATATCCTAGATTGACTACCTCGCAGTCATAGTGCATTGACACAAAGTCTGACCATGTTGGGTATATCCAATTGGTAAAACTGCAACCGATTGTATGAACTCTCATACAATTAATTATTGGTGTTATTTGTAGTTTGCTAGTGTTGTGATTCTGTCTAGTTCAGAATTGATTTCTTGTGCTTCTTCTTGTGCTTCTTCTTTTGATGCACCTTTAAGTTCGCCTGATCTCATTTTAGCAAAGTTTTTTGAAAGATAAGCCATTGCCACTTTAGCATCTGTTGTTTTGAACACTGAATTACCATCTTTGTCTAGCACATCATTAGTCATCTTTCCAGTTTCTGGATCTTTGTACATGGACACATATGGTTTGATATCTTCAAAAGTTAATCCTTCAGGAAACGTCTTCTGCATCAGTTCTTTTTTACGTTGTTTCATTTTATCTGCAAGTTCTGAATCTTTTGCTGTGTTAGGATCCATCTGTATGTCTTGTAATGCTTTTAATTTTGCATCTTTGTCTTCTTGATCTTTTGGTTCTTTTGCATACTCGTCGATGTTGTTAACCCAATTTTCAAATGCTTCGGTCTCTTTTGCTTTGCCTTTTAAATCTTTTTTAGGATTAAATTTAGCAGGATCCATTCTAACTTGGTCAGCATATGCTGGATCTTTTTTCATCTTGTTGTAGTCGTCGATGTATCTTCTAGCAAGTTGTATAGCAATTTTTTTATTCTTTGGATAGTCAGCATCCGGTTTAAAGAAAGGTTCTCCTTCTTGTGACACTAGGTCAGCAATTCGTGATGCAAAGTTTGCCACTCTATCTTCAACATTTGTTTTAGTTAACATTCTAGAAGCAATATCGGAAAGTACAGATCCTAGTAAAGTGTTTTTGTCATTAAATTTTGTTACAGACAACATCTTGTCTGCTGTGTCGTCTTTTCTCAATACTAATCTGCTTTCTGGATCAGTCAAGTAACTTTGTACTATTGCACCGTGGTCAACTTGTGGTTCTTCGGGTGCATCAATTGGCTCGCCAATATCTTTTGGTTTGTCATCTGGTTTATACTCGCGGTGCAATAGTACAAAGT